CCGTCAGCCAGGTGGCCACCGGCGCCCAATCGGTGTCCTACAGCCCGGCCCTGCCAGGCGGGTCCTACGGCCTGGCGATGGCCCGCGCCACCTGGCACCGCTCGTTCACCACCGCCGTATCGGTGCCCCTGGAGTCCCCGATGGCTGAGGCCAGGCGGGACCTGGACCGGCACAGGTGGGAGGTCGAGCTGTGACCGTCCTGCTGGCAACTGACCAGGTGGAGCTGTACGCGCCCAGCTCGGGCGCGGACGCCCACGGGTGGGAGCTGCCCCCGCGTGAGGACCCGCGCTGGCGCTGGGCCGGGCCAGGCAATCTCCAGCTCAGCCCTGGCCCCTCGGACCCCAGGGCCACCGAGGGCGGCGGCGCTGGCCCGTTCAGCCCGAGGGCAGCGAACGCGGGCAACCTCTACCTGCCGCCCGAGGCCCAGCCCGCCGAGGGCATGGCGGCGGTGATCAGGGGCCAGGTCTGGGTCCTGTCTCAGGTCCGCTACATCAAGGACCCCGAGCTGGGCGGCTATCTGGACTGCTGGGCCATGACCGCGACGGAGGCCCCCCGTGGCTGATGCGGAGTTCGTGATCACCGACCCGTCAGCGCCCCGGCGCTGCGTCCAGCCTGACATTGCGGGCATCGCCAGCCAGGTGGCTGCTGCTGCCTCGGCCAACTCACCCAGGCTGACCGGCAGGCTGGCCGCGAGCTGGCGTGTCGTGCCAGGCCGCGACCCTGCCACCAGCCTGGTAACCACCGACGTTCCGTATGCCCGCTTCGTGGAGTACGGCACCAGGCACCGCAGGGCAGACGCCCCGCTCGGTAAGGCCCTCGCCGCGGTGAGGTCCCGATGATGCCCGTGGTGGTCCAGCCTGACCTGGAGGCCCACGTCTGGGCTCAGCTCAAGGACCTGGGCGGCGTGACCTCCTGGGCCTACGCCGCGACCCAGCAGGACCGCGCCGGGTGGGTCCTGGCCCACTTCGTCCAGGTCGATGCCCGCCACAAGTCCAAGCAGCTCGCCAGGGACCTAGCCGAGCGAATCCGGCAGGTCATGGTGGGCCTGGCTGACGTGCCCTGGGACCTCGGGTGCGTCTGCTATGTCCAGCCGATCGAGGGGCCGTTCTGGCTCCCCGACCCAGACGGCGGGCCGCGCTATGTGGCCCGCTATGAGGTCCGAGTCCATCCCCCCCGCACCGCCGCCCTGGCTGGTGCGGACTCGTAGGAAGGAACACCACCGATGAGCACACCTGACCCCGATTGGGAGGCCACGCTCAACCCGTCTGAGGTCCAGGTCGGCACCAGCAACGGCCCCGGCATCTGGGTGGCCCCTGCTGGCACCGAGGCACCCGACGACACCAGCGAGGACTACGAGGACCCGTGGCGCATCCTCGGCTACCTGTCAGACGATGGCCCCACCGTGGGGTCCAGCACCGACACCGAGGACATCACCCCCTGGCAGTCCGTGGTCCCGCTCCGCTCGGTGATCACCGGCCGCAGCGTCACGCTCCAGTTCGTCCTGTGGCAGCTCAACCAGATCACCCTGGCGATGTACTTCGATGCCGATGAGCCCGAGACCGAGGACGACGGCACCATTGACATGGAGCTGAGGACCGACTCCCCGCAGCACCTACACGCCATCTCGATCGACTCGGCCGACGCGGAGCGCGCATTCCGCATCACCTTCGGGCGGGCCAGCCTGACCAGTGCCGGTGATATGCAGATCACCCGAGGCGCAGCGGTGCCCCTGGACTGCACGCTGGCAGCCCTGGACGACGGCGGGGTCCTGGGCCGGGTCCAGCTCGGCCCACGCGGCACCACCGCAGCCAGCCTCAGCGCTCCTGCCCGCGCCCGCAGGGCAGCCAAGGCCAAGGCCAAGGCCAGCACCGCCAGCGCGGCGGCGTGACCAGGCCCACCGCGAACGGAGGCCCCCAGCCTTTCGACCTTGAGCAGGCCGCAGCCGCCAAGCTGGCTGAGGCCAAGGCTGAGCCGTTCGCGTTCACCTATCACGGCAAGGACTACAGCGTGCCCCCGGCATCGGTGTGGCCCCTGTCGGCCCTGCGGCTGGTCGCCAAGGGCGAGCTGGACGACGCGCTGCCCATGCTCCTGGGGGCGGTGGCCTACGAGCAGTTGTCTGAGGCGGGGCTGAACCTGGGCGAGCTCAACGCCCTGTTCGAGGGCATCGCGGCCAGGTACGGCCTGGACAGCCTCCCAAATTCCAAGCCGCCGCAGCGGCGCGGTTCGACCCGGAGGTAGAGGCGGCGCTCTTGCACGCCTTCGGGGTCGATGTCCTAGACCCGCAGGTGTCCACGCGGCGGGTCAGTGACCTGCTGCGGCGGTTGCCCCCCTCGGCCCTCCGGGGCGGGGAGCTGTGGAGCACTGAGGCTGACCTCCTGGCCGTCCTCATCGACCAGGTGGCCATCCTGACCTGGGTCACGCTGCGGGCCAACGGTGCCAAGCGGGCACCTAAGCCCAGGCCCCTGCCCAGGCCAGGGTCCAGGTGGGCGCAGCAGCCCCCAGGACCGGCCCAGGACGGCGCTGGAGTGCGTAAGGCAGGCACCTGGGCTGAGGCTGCCCAGGCCCTAGCTGGCACGGCGGGCATGGTGGTGGACGGTGGCTAGCTACAGCTACGGAGCCCTGACGATCAGGGTCACGGCCGATACCAAGCAACTGTCCGTTGACATCAGTGACGCTGCCACCAAGGCGGGGACCAACGCGGCGGGCAACATCGGCAGCGCCATGACCAACGGCCTCAAGGCCGCTGGCGGGCTGGCCAAGTCCCTGGGGACCAGCGTGGCCACGGGCCTGACGGTGGCCACCGGGGCGGCTACCGCGTTCGGGGTGGAGTCATTCAAGAGCGCCGCCCGAGTGGGCGAGATGGACGCCAGCCTCCGCGCCTTGGCCAAGGCCAACGGGCTGAGCTACCAGGCCATGCAAGAGTCCGTGACCGCGATCCGCAAGCAGGGCATCGAGGCGGGCGTTGCCCAGGACCTCGTGGCCCAGTTCGCCCGTAACAACCTGGACCTGTCCAAGAGCACGGACCTGGCCAGGGTCGCCCAGGATGCCGCCGTGATCAGCGGGCGCAACTCCACCGAGGTCCTGGCGGACTTGACGCATGGCATCACCACCCAAAACTCCCAGGTCCTCCGCAACGCCGGGCTGAACGTCCAGGCTGGCCAGGCCATCGACCAGTACGCCAAGTCGCTGGGCAAGAGCACCAAGGAGCTGACCGACGCGGAGCGCAGCCAGGCGGTCCTCAACGCCGTGCTGGTCTCAGGCAAGACCGTGGCGGGGGCCTACGCCGAGGCCATGACCGAGCCCGGTAAGGTCCTCCGCAGTTTCAAGCGGGTAACCGATGACATCAAGGTCAGCATCGGCCAGGATCTAGTCCAGGCGTTCGGGCCGGTCATCCTCCAGGCGTATGACCTGGCTAAGGCGTTCAGCGCGGCGGTCGCGCCGGGTGGGGTGCTGAACCCCATCATCATCGCCATAGCTCAGGCGGTCGAGGCCATAGCCGTGCCCCTCGGGAAGGTCATCGAGCGGTGGACGGCCTGGATCGCTGCCCTCAAGCCCGAGCAGATACAGGGCGTCGTCAAGATCATCGAGCGGTTCGGGCCTGCGCTCCTGGCCGGGGCGGCTGGCCTGTCTGCCCTGGTGGCCCCCCAGCTCCTCAGCGGCATCCCCGTGGTGGGGACGCTCCTCAAGAACCTGACCGGCCCCATCAGCATGGTGGGCGGCGGGCTGGTCAAGATGGGCGGCTCAGCCCTGGCAGCTATCCCAGGGCTCGGGTCGATGGGTTCCGCGGCCGGTCTGCTGCCCGCCGCGATGAACCCCGTAGGCGCGGCTGTGGTCGGGGTGGTGGCCGCCGTCGCCGCCATGATGGTGGCCAGTAAGGATTTCCGCGAGGGCGTAATCCAGATGGGTCAGGCCCTCTGGACCGGGCTCAAGCCAGCCCTGTCCTCGGTCTGGGAGCTGGTCAAGACCTTCGGCCTGGCCCTGTGGGAAATCATCAAGGCCATCGGTGACGCGCTAGGCCCAGCCCTCAAGAACCTGGCACCGCTCCTCCAGCAAATCGCTGCCCTGTTCGGTCAAAATCTGACTGGCGGGGCTGAGGGGGCAACCGGGGCGATGGACGGGCTGCTGCCCGCCATCACCGGGGTTATCAAGGTAATCGGGTTCCTGCTCGACATCACGACCAAGGTCCTGGTCCCGATTCTTGAGGTCCCCATCAAGCTGGCGGCGATGGCCCAGGCTGCCCTCAACGTGGTCAACCCGCTCAAGCTGCTGGGCCAGGCCGTTGAGTGGCTGATCGGGATAGCCGAGAAGCTATGGCACTGGATCACCGGCAACTCACCAGGGCTGATACCCGCGTTTCAGCAGCTCGGCCAGGTGGCTGGCCAGATCGCGGGCGCGATAGGCGGGGTGGTCGCGGCCGGGTTCGGTAAGGCCCTGTCTGCGGTCCAGGGGGCCACCAGCGGCATGGTCGATGCGGCGCGGGGGGCCTGGTCCAAGATGACCAGCGAGGCCCAGTCGGCTGGCTCCAGCATGGTGGAAGGGCTCAAGGCCGGGCTGTCTGCCGCCAAGAGCATGGGCGGCTGGATCGGGTCCAACGTCACCGGCCCCGTGATGGGGTTCATCAAGTCCGGGTTCGGGGTGTTCAGCCCCTCGACCATGACCATCACCGTGGGGTCTGAGGTCGTGGCCGGGCTCAAGAAGGGCCTGGAGGCTGCCAAGCAGATGGGCGGCTGGCTCCAGGCCAACATGACCGGCCCCGTGCTCGACAAGATCAGGTCCGGGCTCGACGCCGCCGCCATGACCCCCATCGGTCAGCAGATGATCAGCGGGCTACAGCAGGGCCTCCAGGCTGCCAGCCAGATGGGCGGCTGGCTCCAGTCCAACGTGGCCGGGCCGATCCTGGGCGGGCTCAAGTCCGCGTTCGGCATCGGCTCCCCGTCCCGCTACACCATGCCGTTCGGGGAGGGCCTGATGGAGGGCGTGGAGGTCGGGATGGCCAAGGCCGCTGACCACCTGGAGGTCCCCGCCGTGCCCGGCATGGCCTCCCCGCTGGGTGGCTTCGGCGGCGGGATGGCTGGCCTGGGCGCTG